GGGTATAGGTGGCGCTGTTCACCACCTCCGACACGTTGATGATGGCCGCCGAAACTTCACGCCGCCCGACCTTCACCCGCTTGGGGCGAGGGCTTTGCGAAAAGAAGGTCGTAACCGCGCCCAGCAACGCCGGGGGCAAGGCGTCAGCGGTTGCAGCGGCCACGCTCTTGTATTCGCGCACTCGCTCCGCAAAGCCCATATGCGGCCCCACGATAATCGCGCTTCCAAAATCCGCAGCGCTTACGCCAGCCGAGGCCAGCGTAATGGTGACATTGGCAATATCATCGAGAGACGCCATAAAAAACCTTTCGTAATACCGGCCCCTTATAGGCCATTCCAGCAGATAAAGCTAGGCGCACCGTTCGCAATTGGCACGGGCCTTGCATAGGCAAAAATTATCCATCATCAGAAACCGTGACAGCATCAAAAAAGCCCACGGTGTCAGTGTATTTGACCGCGTATCGCAAAAACACGTCAAGCGAGGCGCGGGCCTCATAGGTGGAACCATCGCGGCGATATGGGGCGTTCGCGACCTTGCCAATGTCGGCAATGATCAAATGCCCCGCCCGCCATGCATCCCGCGATGTGATGCGGTTAAGCACCTCTTGTGCGTTCGCCAGCGCATCAAAGGAATCCGGCCCGATGCGCTGAATCTCTAAAACGTCCGTGCGCACCCCGACAAATTCAAGCGCGCCCGCGCCATCCGTAGTCTGCCCAAAACTGTCACCAATAACCGTGCGAGTGGAAAGCCTGATCGTCCAATAAGGCTCATCGGGTCGCGGCGCGTTCTGGTCCGCCCAGATCACCGGCTCCGCTCCTGCTAGGGCCTGCACATTGGCGTATATGGCTACGCGGCGCGCATCCATGCTTAGGCGGCCTTCGTAATGCGGATATACCACCCGTTCACGCGCACCGTTGCGGTGGCGTCCGAGTAAATGCGGAACTCCCCCGGCGCGGCGGCCAGCGCGGTTGAGCCGATATAGAACGCCATATTGTGCGCAAGGCTATAAGCGCCCGCCGTCTTAAACAGCGTTTGTGTCCCTTCCAGCGAAAACGCCGATGCGCCGCCGATGCCTAGATCCGCCCGCAACCGCACAACCTGATTAGCCGTGGTTGTGGTGACAACCAAGTCTAGCCGCACGTCAATCATGGAATTGACGGGGCAGGCTGTTAGGTCAAGCTGGCTTGTCGCCGGATTCCAAAGCCGGGTAATCCCCGCTGGCAAGGCGATACGCCCATTGGCCCCAAGCCCATCATTGGGGAGGCGCGTCCACGTTGTCGCGGCCACAGAAAGCGCCGCAAGGCTAGTCGCGTAATCGTTGTAATCCGCAAAGCCAGTAGGCCGGGCGATAGCCTGCAACGCCTCAATTTCAGCCTTGGCCGCCGCAAAGTTAGCCCGCACACTGTTGGTTGTGGGAGCGCCAAAGACTGGCTTGGTAGGGTCTATTGCGCTGGTCATGTCATAGCCTCTTGGTAGCGCCAGACAGCCAGTCAGCGGCGGTCGTGAACGCGAAAACTTTAGCGGCTTGATAGCGGTAATGATCCAACACACCGCTTTGGGCCGCGCTAATGTCGTTCAATTCGTAGCCGAACCCGCCCGATACGATAATATCAGGCTGCACACGGTTAGCCTCGTCCGTGATGAACAGGGGCGAACCCGTGTAGACCTTTACAAAGTCCGACAGCCTGCGCCCCTCTGGGACGGCCTGCATATCCTGCCCCAGCTTGATAGGCTGAACGCTGGCCTGCACAGTCAGGACGGACCTAGCGCCCGCCACCCATGCGCCGTTGACATATGCGCCCGCCGCCTCACGCAGCACCAGATAGGGCTTGCGCAAACTCATGGCCTGCGCGCCCTGACAGCGGGATGTATCGCATTCACCATCGCGCCAGTATCGACAAGCGTTTTTTCCGAACCCCTTTTAGCGGCCACCGTTAGGGGCGACAGGCGGGGTAGGAAGTCGCGGCCCGTGATGGTGTTCTTGATCCTGTCCGCCTGCTTCTGCCCGATAATGGTCAAGGCGTCCCGTGCATCACGCTTGCCGGTTGAAACGGCTTTTCCTTGTGCCGCCATATCGCGGCCAATCTGGCCCGCGTTTTCATCGAAGGCGGTGCGCATAAAGGGGCGGCTGGGGATTCTGTCCGTCCCATATTCGTTATCGGTGGCATATTCAGCAATGGATGATCCATCGCCATTCTCGCCCGCATTCTCAAGGACGCCGACAACCACTTCCAGCTTTTTCAGCGCGTCAATCTGCGCCTTAATAGCCTTCCACCCTAGATCATTGTCCTTAAATGCCGCCACGGCACATAATCCCGACTTGCGAGGCTGTTAGCGCCAAATATTGCTGGCCATAGACCGATTGGCCCATCCAAGTGTCGGATGCGCCCATAGCCCCATAGGTGCGTTGCAGATCGCCCTCTTTCTCGCTTGTCACACTGGCATTCGCAAACGCCCCGCCCGCTGCGGTCAATTGCGCCATGGCCAACGAGTGCGCAGCATAAAGCGCAAGGGCCATATTGGCGCGCTCATTATCAAGGCCAGACGTGCTGATGATATTCCCGGCAAAGGTCAGCCAGCCGTTAACGGTCACATCCGCAACCGCTGCAAACTCGCTGGCCAGAAGCCGGAAGTATTCGAGCGGGGTCATTATTCGCCCGTAGCCTTCGATTCAGGATCAGCGGCAGGACGGCCACGCTTGGCGGCAGGCGCTTCGACAGGCACCAACTCGCTAACATCAATGGCGCTTTCGAACCCGGCTGGAATCTCTTTAGTTTCGCCGGGGATAACCAGCACACCGCCCACGCTATGCAGGCGGGCCGATACGTTTGTCACTTCCACGCATCACCTCTTAGGTTGGCGGGGATGGCTTCCAATCCACCCCCACCAGAACAATCAAATGCCGTCCGCGTAAGCAAAGGCCAGCGGGTAGTAGACGATCACGCCACCGCAGCGGCTCTCCACGTTCACCACAAACTCCAAGCCGATAGCCTGCGGAGGCAGCGGGGTTGGGATCATGGGAACTTCAAACGTGATGTTGTCAGGCAGAACTTGGCCAGCATACATGCGGTCAGTCCCGCCCGCGCCAGCGCCATCCAACTCCAACACAGGCGCGAAGGTTACGCCGGGATTATTGCGCTGCAAAAATTGCAGAACAGTTGTGTCCGAACCCGCGCTATTTTGCAGGCCGCTAATATAAGCATACTGCTCAAGCGGCATCCACACCGCGTTAGCAACGTGAACGCCTTTCGACTGCGACAAAACCTGATTAATCAGCGCTTGCACATCGCGCACAATCTGGGCTGGCGTCTTGGTCGAAAACGTCTTGGTCGATCCCGTGCCATCCGCCGCAATGGTCAGCGCCGGAATGTTGGCGTTCGTGGTCAGGCCGGGCAAGCCATGGTCGGAATCACCAAACCATGCGACCTTGTTCATTTTCTGCTCTTGCGCCGCGATTGCAGCCGAGGCGCGGCGTGTTTCCAGATTCGTGCCAGCCATAGCCGCCGAGCGAATCTCCTGCGTGGTGTAGCCGTAAGCGTCACCGATGGTGTGCACCGACACGGTGAACTCTTTGCCCTTCACGTCCACGCGGGGCAGGTCATTGGCATAGTTCGACACGATCTTAGCCATGCCCACCTGATCGTATTGGCGATAGGTGATGGTTTTCGCGCCGGGGCCAGCTTCGCCCGAAATAGGGAAAAGCCGGAAATTGAGAGGCGCGCGCAAAACGTCATACGACTTCGCCTTGACGTATTCCAATTGGCGGGCGAAGAAAACGCTTTCGTTTGCGTCACAGCGCCCGCTGCTCTGAATGGCCATGAGAACGCCTTCATCATAGCGCATGTTGCTGATGCTCATTACTTGATCTCCACAATAGCGAGGCCTGCGCCCGTGGTGGCCGTCATAAACCGCGCCGAAAACTGCGTGAATGCCTCGATGCCAGTCGTAACCGCTTCATCGGTCAGATTGCCGGTCGCAACGTGCAGATTGGCAACAGCGCCCGCAACAACAGCATCATTGGTGTTCACCCAAATGCGCCCCTGCTTAAGCACGTTCACCGCGTCACCA